GCGAAGGCGTGATCAAGAAGGAGGCCTGATATGGCTATCGAGAAAGAGACGTATGTGATCGGCGGACCCTTCAAGATCCGCGAGTCCGGCGCTACCACCCCCTTCCAGTTCGCTGGCCTGGTGTCCACTATCCAGCAGACCATCGAGACCAACGAGATCACTTTGCCGGATACCACCACCCCGCAGGGCGGTGAGTACGATGCCGTTTCGCGCATCACTTCGGTCGGTTTGTCGATCAACTTCCGCGAGCTCAAGACCAGCATCCTGGCTGCCTTGGTGTGGGGGGACGCCACCAATGTTCCTTCTGCCACCCACACCGACGAAGCGCACACCGCCGTTCCAGGAGGCACGATCGCGCTCGACTTCATGCCGCTGGAGATCACCAGCGTGAAGAGTGATGACGGCACCACGACCTACGAAGAGTTCGACGACTGGAACATGACCGGCGCCGGTATCGAAATCGTTGAAGGGGGTGCGATCTCTGCGGCCACGCCGATCAAGGTGACTTACAAGTCCGCCACCGTTGATGTGATCGAAGCGCTGACCAACAGCGGCAAGACGTTCGAATGCCTCTTCGAGGGTGAGAACGCAGCCGGTACCCAGCGCCGTATCCAGGCGCGCTATTTCCGGTGCCGCCTGAACCCGTCGAGCCAACAGGACTGGCTCAATACCGAAGACTTCCTCGCTGCCGAGGCCACTGCTAAGGTGCTGATGGACCCGACTAAGGTCGGCGCTGGAAAGTCGAAGTATTTCAACATCAAGAAGGAACTGGCGACGGTGTGACGCCATTCATGCCCGGCAGGGACGCCGGGCGAGCAATCCCTGACTCCGATCTGACATTTGGGCTATCAAAACCCAACTAGGCCCTGGGTTTTGGTGTTGGCGCGGCGGTGCTAGAGTGTGAAGCAGTTCCTATGGAGAGTCGCTATGAAACGGATTTTCCCCGTTCTCGCTTTGCTTCTTGCGGTCAGTTCTGTCCATGCGGCGACGGTCTTCAAGTGTGTCGGCCCTGACGGAAAAGTCACTTTTACCCAGCAGAATTGCCCAGAAAACCAATCCCTGGACGATGTGGTCTCCGCCACCAACCAGCGTCCAAGCGGGTCAGGTGCTTCGGCTGTCATGGCTAAGCCCAAGCAGCCATCAGGCCGTACCTATAGAGGTAGCCATCAGGGCGGCAGCGGAGTGACCGTCGTCGGTGGTTCGTCGCCAAGCCCTACGTGTTCCACAGGGTTGTCTGAGCGTGACCTTCGCAAGGCCAAGGTCCAGGGCAAGGTCGTCCCTGGAATGTCCAGGGAGGATGTGGAAAGCATCTACGGGAAGGTGAACCGCAACGGCAGTACCGCCGGCGCGGGTGCTGTCACCTACTGGAATGACAAGTATGTTGACCAGACTACGGTTTCTTTTGACCGAGATGGATGTGTGCGAGGCTCCTATCAGTCGGGCCATAAGAACTGACCCCAAAATTCTAACCAGCCCCGCTTCGGCGGGGTTTGTGCTTTCTGGAGGATTGAAATGTCCGAGATGACCGCAAGCAAGGTTGTGAAAGTTGGCGAGGTGGAAGTGATCGTCCGCGAACTGAGTGTTTCGGATGTTCGGAAGCTAATGCAGGAGGTCAGTGATCAAGACCTCGTCAGCAATGTCCTCTTCGAAGATATCAGGCTGTCCGATCTTTGCCTGATGACATCGGTTACGGAGAGCCAAATTAACGATCTCCGGCCGAGCCAACTCGCCAAGTTGCTGGATGCATGCAAAGAGGTGAACCCGCATTTTTTCGGAATGCTGGGCCGTCTCACGAAACTCCGCGACAAGCCTTGAGGAGTTTGGAGCGCGCCATTTGCGTTCTGGTGAGGCTTGGGCATCACCAAGTCCTTGAATATCCCTGGTCGCTGTTCTTGACCGCGCTGAAGGCTGAATGAAATGGCTGACGTAAAGATCCGGCTGACTGCTGACCTCGATGATGCGCTGCGCGAGGTGTCAGGTTTCCGCAAGGAATATGCCGAACTGGTCAGGCAAGTCGCGCAACCTCTCAAGCGTTTAAACGATTTCACTGCTCTCGAAAGCACCCTTGAGGACACGCAACGCCAGGCGCGCTCGGCGCGCGAGCAGATCCGCACGCTCGGCAACGAGCTGGCATCGACGATCAGGCCAAGTCGCGAATTGCAGCAGGCTTACCGGGACTCCATTTCGGACCTGCGAAGCCTGGAGCGGGCAGAGACCGTCCAGGTAGCCAAGCTCGGAGCGATGCGCCGGGAGTTGAAGCAGGCCGGGCTGGATACGAGGAGCCTGACATCCGAACGGCAGCGGCTCCAGCGGGAGCTGGATCGAAACCTCCAGGCGGGCCGGAATGATGCGGCTACCACCAGCCTCCGGCAACAGGCCGCAGCGATCAAGCAGAGCGCGATAGAGCAGCGCCGCTTCAACTTGGAGCAAGCGCGTAGCACCCTGGGAGTCGCCAGGGTGCGCGAACTGCAGGCTGCTATCGGGCAGTTGAACCAGCAATATCGCTTGCTTCGATCGAGCGGAACGCTGTCTACAAGGGAGCTTGCGATTGCCCAGCGGGCGCTCAAGAAGCAGATCGCAGAGACCAAGGGTGAACTCAACTCGCTGGGTGCCGGCTCGCGGCTGTCGAGCATCGGCTCTCTCCGCGGGAGCGGTCCAGCGCTGGCGGTTGCGGGTCTCGCCGCCGCAGTAGGCGCTGCAACGGCGAAGCTAGCGAACGGGGCTGACACTGTTGGCCGGCTCGACTCCCGGCTTCGCCTGGCGACTCGCTCGCAGGAAGAGTTCAACACCGCGCAGATCGAACTCGACCGTATCGCGGATGATGTTCAGGGCGACGTCGGCGACCTCATCGGCCTTTATTCGCGGTTGCAGCGCCCTCTGCGGGATGCGGGCATGGATCAGCGCGCCGCCCTCGAAACCGTAGAGGCGGTATCCCTTGGCCTGAAAATTGGTGGGGCATCTGCCGAGGAGTCGGCCTCGGTCATTACCCAGTTCTCCCAGGCCATCGCCAGTGGTGTCCTGCGGGGCGAAGAGTTCAATACCGTTCTGGAGTCCTCGGATCGAATTGCTGGCGCTTTGGCGGACTCCTTCGGGGTGACTGTTGGCCGGCTTCGTGAGATGGCTGCCGCCGGTGAACTGACCTCGGAGCAGATCGTTATCGCGCTGCGGAAGGAACTTCCGAAGCTCCGCGAGGAGATGGCTTCGTTTGCGCCGGAGATCGGCGCGGGGCTGAACCGGATCTTTTCCGAAACCCAGAAATATTGGGGGCGCAGAGCGAAGGAAACAGGCATCGTCGACTGGGTTGCGAACCAGTTGAACGATGTTGCCAAGGGGATCAACACGGCGAATACGCTGGTGAAAAAGGGGGAGGGCAGCCTCACGGCCACCCTCGCCGCCGAGAAGGCGCGCCAAGAGCAGATCGTGAAGCGCCAGAACGATGCCCTGAAGCGGGCTCGGGATCAGAACGTCGCTGATCTCCAGTCTGAAGTTGTTCGGACCAAGGCCCTCCTTGAGCAGTCAACCAAGAACCTCAACGACGCGCTTTCGCGCCAGGCAGATGTCCGCAAGGAGTTTGCCGACCTGGTGAAGGGTATCCAGTCGACGCCCACCTCCGGAACGCAGACCTTCGGTGATGCCACTGCGGCCCAGGCATCGGCTCGCAACGCGCTGACCGCCGGCAACAACCAAAAGGCGATCGAGGAGGCGCGCCGCGCGCTGCAGATCCTTCAGCAACTGAAGGACGCTGGCGCGAACAGCTACGGCTTCGAAGGCGTGGCCAAGGAGGTGGAGCGCATCGCCAACAAGGCCGCAGAGGTCGAGGCTGGTAATGCCAAGGCTGCGGATGACGTCAACCGCCTGAACCTGGCCGACCTCGAGGAGCGCATCAAGGCTGTGCAAAACGTCGAGGTGTCGTTCGGAATGGACTTCGAAAGCGCGGAGACCTTGAAGCAACAGGTCGCCGACATCGCCGCCGGACTGGCTGAGCAACTCGTGATACCTATCACGCTGGTTCCGCCTCCGGAGATGGGCTTGCCTGGCGTGCCCAGCATCACCCCCAAGATACCCGGGTTTGCCACTGGTACGCAGAGCGCTCCCCCTGGTATGGCGTGGGTTGGGGAGCGTGGGCCGGAGTTGATGATGATGCGCGGAGGAGAGCGCATCTTCAACGCGGTGCAGTCGCTGCAGATGTCGCAGAGGTATCAACGAACTCTCCCCGAGATACCCGCGATTCCGACCGCGGCGCTTCAGCAGGCGAATCCGCTGGCAGCCATGCAAAACCTGGGATCGCTGACCCTCAACCTGGGTGGAGACGATGCCGGTTTCACCGTTTTCGGGACACACGACACACTCCGAGATATACGCAAGGCCGCCTCGAAGTTCGGGCGGACGCGCCCAAAATGACCAGGCCCGCCTCGCGCGGGCTTTTTTATGGAGTTGGGAATGATCATTCCGAACGTGATGCTCGGGGGAATACCGATCGTGATACACGGCGGCGCCCCGCAGTGTCAGTACCAGGCTGTAGATGGCGGCGTCGAGCGATTGAGGCTCAGCGGAGGTGCGGCAGTACAGATGACGCACTGGCGCAAGACGGCAATCACCATCAGCGGTTCAGGATGGATCGGCACGGGGATGCTTGGACTCGACTTCGACAACCCGTTGGAGCTGCGATGCAATGCGTCGCTTGGCATTTCCGGCCGTACTGCCGCCGACCGAGTATTCACAATCCCTGGAGAGGTTCGCCCCGATGCCAGTCCGTGGGGGCTGGCGCTGGTCGGCCGTGAGTGGGTCAGAACGGACGTGTCGTCCGCCGGCCAGGTGGTAACCGTGTCGGAGATCCCAGGCGCGCAACTCTACCGCGTCGAGTGGTGGCCGCTGTTCCACGTCTTCGCGTCCATCCCTCCTGAGGCGCTTGATTCTTCGAACAACAGCCGGACCTGGCAAATTGTCGCTGAGGAAATCTGATGCTCAACGGTGGACCGCTCAATAGCGCTGCGCTGAACTCGGCCGCTCACTCCGCTGTGCCTGGTCCTGAGCCGATCATCCCTGGCTACGCTTTCACATGGCGCCCAATCGTACGCGTTGGCGATGACGACGTTACGCCGCTCCTGACCGGGGAGATCGAGGTCGATCGTGAAGAGGGGGCGGCTGGCGTCGCGTCCTTTTCGATCTATCTCGGCGACGGACCTGTTGTTCCTGCGGACTGGATCGGTCGAACCGTAACCATCGACTACGCAACGGAGACCGCGGGTGAACTGAGTCAGGGGCGACGGTTTACGGGGAGAGTTACACAGCCAGCCTGGAATCCTGTTCGGCGCGTCCTGGACGTCAGTTGCACGGACCAATTGCAGCAGCGTGTAGAGGCCATGGAGATTGCGGCCGTCGACGCCCTGGTCGGCGGCGCCTGGTCAGCGGATGTGTTCGAGCCGGTCGATGGACGCTCGCGGTGGGACTACGCCCAGGAGCGTTTGACCAGCGTAACCGGGAGCTTGGACTGTTCGCCATATGGTGCTCTCCGCGTCACGTCATGGCTTTCGGTGGCGCCTGCCTACGAGTTCGGCCAAGGCTCTACGGTATACGGATCGCTTGCGGTCGAGTTGGCCGACCTGAGCTCGCAGACGAACAGGGTCGAGATCGAGTGCGACTACCGATTCAGCCGGCTATGGCAGTTGAACGCCTCGTATGGTTGGCAGCACCCCGGCACGGGTAACGCTGTTGGCGAGGCAGGGTTTTGCAACTGGCGCGGCGATGACACCGAGTTACCGGATGTCGAGATGATCACCTCGGCGACCGAGAGCAGCGGCCAGACGTTGTTCTATGCGACCTGGTATCCACTGCCGCCCACGGGCGTCTACTGCAATCCGCCGGCGGCATGGGTCAACAACTTCACCGAGCTGCTGCTCGGCGGAAATTGGATTGCTGGCCGGCGATGGGTGCAGTCCGTAACCGAGCGCTACCGGCTGGTCATGGAAGTTCAGCCGAGCGTGGCGGCGACCGGCCCGATTGTCGGTCGGCAGCGTGCCTCGTTCGAGATCGAGTCGGACAAGGCCGAGCGCTGGGAAAGCGACCCGATCACCGGCGGCAGCACCGGCCACGACGACGAGAAGGATGGCAACCGGCGTTTGTCTGCGCTGAACTGCTTGTTGGCCCAGGGCGCCACGACGCTCATTGCTGCGCACCGCGGCACGACCGTGACCTGGGATGTGCCGACGTCCATGGTCCTGCCGATCGATCTTGTACATACGCTCCGCCTCGATGATCAGGGCGCGCGTGCGGTGGGCAAGTGTCGACGCATTGTCGACCGGCTCGACCTCGCATCCGGAAGCGCCCTGACCACGATCTCTATCGCGGTGATGCGAGGCGGGGGCGGCGCAGCAGACCCCCTTGTTCCTCCTGCTGGCTCGTCCGATCCCGCCAGCCCACCGTCGGGCGGGGGACAGCTCTCGACGCAGCTTGGAGGACGCAACGGCAGTCCCGCGTATGACGATGAGGCGGATGGTTTCTCAGGCAACTGGAGCAATCGCGATCCCGGTGCCGAGTTGTTCCCGCGGCGCTTCTCGTTGACCGCAAAAGACATTCCGGAGACCTACCGGGACGAGCATGCGCCGGAGCTTGCGGCCACCTACCGGGTATCCGTGCCTGACGACTTACTGGAGATGTAGCGATGGCGAGAGCCTGGATCAACAACTGGAAGACGACGCTGAGCGCCGGCCTTTCGCCTGGCGCGTTAAGCCTGACGGTGCCTGATGCTGCCGCCGCGCTGCTGCCGCTATCCGGAGGAAGCTGGGTGCTGTTGACGCTCGCAGATGACGCCGGTGCGCAGCATGAAATCGTGAAAGCAACCACCCGCGCCGGTGGGGTGGTGACGATCGAGCGCGCCCAGGAAGGAACCTCCGACGGCAACTGGCCGGCGGGAACGGCGATCTATGCAGCCGTCACGGCCGGCGACCTCATGACGCTCCAGGCGCGCATCCAGGCTCTGGAGTCCGGGGCGTCTGGCGGCACCCTTGTCGACGAAACCGGCGCAACGCTGGTCGACGACGCCGGCAACAACCTGATTATGGAGAACATTTGATGGCAACTGTTACGCACGTCCTGTCCGGCGCCGGGGAGCCGCTCGATCCGCCACCAAGCATCGGTGCTCACTACGTGAACACGAACAACGGCGCGCTATACCTGGCGAAGGGCACAGCGAGCGGTGCCGATTGGGTGAAGCTGGGTAGTGGCGGTGGCAGCGCTCCGAGCGAGGTGCTGCATGTCAATACCGATGGCCAGTTCCTTCTCGAGCCTCAACACTCATTTGTTGAGGCCCGTCTGTTCGCAATTCCCGAGCTCGGCACTGCAGCAATTGGAATCGATCCCAGCACATCCCGACAGTTCGACCTGAATCTCAGAACCGCGGCTCCGAGCGGGCAACAACTGCAAATCAGGGTTACATCGGGTGAATTGCCCGGAGGTATGTCGATCGTGGGCACCTCGAGGCAGTGGGCGGTTCAGGAGTCGTATGGATTCGTGATCAATGCAAATGACCTCAACGGCGAGGTGTGGGCGCGCGTCTATTTCGATGCTGACGAGCTCACCCTGTCGATTCTTGTGTTCAGCGATGTGCCGAACGCGTAGGAGATAGCGCATGGCTCTATCAGATGAGCGCCGCAGCCTCGGCGCGAGGAACGAAGCGATCCGCCGCGCCGGCGGCCAACGGGTTGAAGCGGAGCGCCGCGGTGACCAAGGCCTGACGGCGGCGCTCAACCGGCTGATCGAGCCGGAGCGCCAGGCGCGGTCGCTGCGGAAAATCGATCCTCGCGGCGCCCTGGATGCCGCGCGCGGCAGGGCTGACTACAACCCTGCAGGCAAGCAGATCGGCGGGGGCGGTGTGTCCTGGCCGCTGGCAGAGACCGACAAGTCGAAGCGCACGGTGGCCGATGAAGAGATCGTGAGTACCGATGGCCTGGTCGTCGTTGTGTTCAAGCGCGTCACCAGCTTCGAGATGCAGGATGGCGGCGAGAATATCGGCCGTATGGAGTTCAAGGCATGAATCAACTGATGCCCTGGGACGGCGAGGTCGTTCGCATGGGCTGGCCGTGGCACGGAAAGATCCGGCAGTCCGATATGAACCAGGTGGGGGAGGTTCTTTTACCCAACGGCAGCTCTAAGCCAGCGATCTCATGGTACGGAATCTGGGAGATGCATTATACGTATCTGTTCGACATGGGCCTGCCGGATCAGGACGACCCGCAGGTCGAGGAGCAGGGCGGGAAATGGTGGGGCAGGGCGATCCTTCGAGGAGGGGGAGAGACGAACTACCAGCTTTATTATGGCGGAGCCATAGTTTCTCAAGGCGAAAACTCTTTCAATGTTGGTTCGCCGTTTCTTGGTGTTCCTATTTGGTGGGATGAAGATGAGGAGCCGAGGAAGCCATACTATGTTGATATAATATTTGGAGAGAGACCCTGGGCTCCTCCTGAGGAGCGCTATGCGTTTATTTTTAGAACTCTAGCTGGAACTGTTCCGGATATTTTATATATCCCAAGCATTGATGCTATAGGGCAGGGCGAGGATCAGCCCGAGTGCGCCTCAAGAACTAGGGCGACATACGATGGTTGGGGGGTGGGTAAGTCTGTAAAATTTTACTATTTCCCATTGCTTGGCGTATACCAGAACAAGATATTGATGGGTGTCGTTGTTCAGCCGGAAAACGATATATCTGGAGTTGGCTACCCTTCTCCTCCAGGCACATCAAAGGATAGCGGCTCGTCACCTGCTGGGGCTCCAAGGGGGCTGTATGGGCTGATAGAGATAACAATTGCGCAGGACATTCGTGATAAGGAATCTGATCACAGCAACACCATCTCTCTGCGAGTGATTGAAGACCGAAGGACTGCGCTCGGTAGGCCGGTTCATAATGTCATTGACCAAAAGAACCCTCCGCAAGACGGGGTTACAACGGAGTACTACCTTGACGAGTGGATCCAGTCTTCTGGTCTTGTAACCGCATGGTATGACGCTCAGGGAAACATTCAGACTGCTCGCTACAATCGCCGCCACTACGCATCCAGGGAGGCGAGTTACGGCCCGGAGGTTCCATCTAGAGTCGCCACTGAGAGGGCTAGTGAGGTAGAACTTCTTGATGGTTCGGGGAGCGTTGTGGACAGCTTCACGCTCAAGGAGTCTTTTGAGGCGCAAGAGCTTTCTGGTCTTGGTCTTCAGATAACCAGGACGGTGCAGGTTACCGGGGAAGAAGACGACGTAACCACTTATCTAGACCCGGATCATGTTGGCGGTGTCGATGTGGACGTTCCAGCTACGTTTCCTCCTGGCTTGCACGTTGCTAACACGGTCGTTACTTACCAGTGGCTAGTTAATGGCGAGAACAAATTAAGGGATCAGGATCAGCATCAACTATGGATAGCAGCACTGAGCAACAATAGCGCGGCACTCTGTTACGTTCGAGAGCCATACGACTACCCGGATGGTCAGGACACTACAACCGTTCGCGTGCGCCAGGGACCTGCCGTCAAGATTGGTGGAGTTAGTCCCAACACCCTCGTCGAGACCATTACCAAAAGCAAACTTCAGCATCGGTATCTTCGAGGATTTTTCTGGACGCCGGCCGATGGGTGGGTGCGCGCCAGTTGTAATCCAATTACCGGCGAATTGTCTCGCGGCAAAGAATGCCTCGAATACCACACTAGTTGGGTCTAGCAACCACCATTTCATAGGAGAAGCCGCATGACGCCGGCCTGTGTACCACTGCGCATTGAAAAAGGGGTGACGTTCCGCGACACGATGCGGATCATGCAACCGAGCCTGGTCTACCGGCCGATCACTCAGATCGCGCCGACCGCTCCCGTCCGGCTGACCATCCCTGGGCACGGATTGCCTGGCACGTGGCTGGCCTGGATCGATGGTGTCCAGGGCATGCCCGAGCTGAACCGCGCTCGACTTCGGCAACTGCCTCACCGGGTCGCGTCCATCGACGACAACACCGTCGAGATCAACCTGCTGTCAGCCGCTGGCCTTGCGCCTGTGGGCGGGCAACTGATCTACCAGCCACCTGTTGAGCTGGCTGGCGCCGAGGTACGGATGCAGATCCGCGATGTGCCAGGTGGGACTGTGCTGATGACGCTGGCGCTCGGCTCTGGCCTTGAGATCGCTGGCGCCGGAACGATCTCGCGCGAGATCTCGGCATCGGCTACCGCGGCGCTGGCCTGGTCGTCTGCGGTCTACGACGTGGACGTGACCTACCCGGATGGAACGGTCCATCGCTACTACAGCGGGCCGATCACTGTGAGGCGTGGGGGAGGGTGCGATGGATGACACCGCCGAGCCCTGGGCGCTGGCGATCGAGGTCGATTGCGAGCCGCTTGTGCTCAGCGAGATGCAGGAATACGCGGTCACAGTGACGCCGCCGGCAGATGTGCTTGTGGTTGTTGTGGGTGACCAAGGGCCTCCCGGGAGGGATGGCGTAGACGGTGCCCAATGGGGCGCGACTGACTGGTGATGAAATGGCCCAGATTCGATTTTTCAAAGTGGCGACCCTGCCGGGTACGCTGGAACCCGACTCGTTCTACTTCGTCGAGAACGGCAGCTACTCGGAGTCCTACCTGACGAACAGCGCCGGCGTGGCGCGCTCGATCGGCAACAGCGCGATGATCAACGCGCTGATCAACGAGGCGCTGGCCAGCCTGCCCGGCACAGGCGCACCGATCCTGTTCGTAGCCGATATCGCTGCACGCGATGCCCTGGAGCCTGAGGGTGCAATCTTCGTCCTGGTTCAAGACGCTTCCGCCGACCCGACAGTCGAATCCGGCGCTGCGCTGTACGCATGGAACCCGGCGACCAGCGCGTGGCTGAAGGTGGCCGAGTATGAGTCGATGGACGTCGAGCTCAACTGGGACGCGATCAACGGGCGGCCGACCTCGACTCCGGCGCAGATCGACACTGCCGTTTCCCAGGCGCACACGCACGCGAACAAGTCGACGCTCGACAAGTTCAGCGAGGACGGCGGCCTGGTTCGATTCGGCGGGCAGCCTATTCCGGCTGAGTGGAACGGGGCGGCCTGGTAAATGGCCGTCCTCCAGACCCACAAGGTCGTCGCGCAACTGCCTGCCGCGCTGGAGCCGAACGCGATCTACTTCGTCCGGCGGAGCGCCGGATACGACCAGTTCGTCACCAACGGCGCCGGGGTGGTGGTGGCCTATCCGATGAACGTCCGCATCCCCGCGGCTGTTCCTGGGTATCTCGCCGATGGCTCCATGCTTCGGCTCACGATGAACCCTGACGGCCAACTGCCGGCCTATACCGCCGGCGGCGCAACTCTCAACCTACAGGTGCTTTTCAATGGCTGATGTACGCCCGACGAAACTCCAGGCCGACGGCAACGGCTACGGCAGTCTCCGCGAGTTCGCCGACGGCGACACGGTGCCGGTTGCGCTTGGCGGCACAGGCGCTGCAACTGCCGCTGGCGCGCGCACGTCCCTTGGGCTTGGGAGTGCTGCAGTTAGAGCTGCCCTGGGTTCAACTGGGGCATTGTACTCTCGAGACAGCATTCTGGGCGCCGTTTCGCAGTCGAGCGGCGTACCGACTGGCGCGGTGATCCAGCGTGGCAGCAACGCGAATGGTGAGTTCGTTCGGTTTGCAGATGGAACTCAGATTTGCATACGCCAAATCACGGGGTCTGGTAGCAACTACCAAGCAGGGCCCAACACAGTGCAGTTGGCGGCTGAGTTTATCGGAGGATCCTCATATAGCCTCATCGTCAACTGGATACCGTTCAGCGGCTGGCCATCGGCTGCGGCGGGGGTTAGGGGCGGCTACATGGGCGGGGACCAAGTTACTTTCTACTTGAATGAAGACCTTGGTACCAACGGGTTGAGCATTATGGTTGTGGGGAGGTGGTTCTGATGATCATCAAGTTGTCACCGTTTGCTCCGCTGCCGGGAAGCGACGAGCGCCTGTCACTGAGCAGGGCTGGCGATGTACTCACCGTGAACGGCCAGGCGTTCGACTTCACTCCCCTCCCGGAGGGCGGCGAGTTGCCGACCGAGGCCATTGGATCGGAGTTATTCGCTGGTCCTGTGGCGCGAAGGAATGGCCGGCTGGAACTAACCCTGCGGTTCCCGCTGGCCGCTGATGCCAGTGCCGCCGCTCGCTTCCCTGAACCGTTGCTGATCGAGGCTGATGGACCTGTGGAGTTACCGCGATGATCGACTGGAGCCAGGTAAAGACCGCTGAACAGCAGGCGCAAGAACGCTGGCAGGCTGAGTACGATGCCGCAGCCGTGGCTCGGGCAAATGCCTACCGCCTGGAGAGTGACCCGCTCAAGACCGAGGCCGAGTTCGACGCTATCAAGGCCGGCGTGGAACCGGACTACTCTGCCTGGATGGCCAAGGTCGAGGAGATCAAGGCCCGCTTCCCGTTGCCTAGTCCACTAGCTGAATAGGTAGTTGTGACGAGGTTCACGTTTTTGCCACGTTCCGACAGTCTGATATGCGGAGTAGATAGGGATGTTGGTATGGACGAGATGTTGCGGCGTAGGCTCCGGGCGGAGTTACTGGAGGTGGGATTCCTCAACCAGTGTTGCCTTGACCTGATGGAAAGCATGGAGGCTGAGTTCAGCCTCACTGATGACCAGCGCGAGTGCATCGAGCAACTCAGCCGATTTCTGCAGGAAGGGATCGGCAAGCTGACATTCCTGTCCGAGCGTGTGGCGGCCGGTGATATTGTTGTGCTTTGTTGAGCGTTTAAATTCCCTTTCCGCACGTCAAGGCCGGCGCTGAACCGGACTACAGCGCTTGGGTCGCAAGGTCGATGAGATCAGGGTGCGCTTCCCGCTGCCGGAGGCGAACAGAGGTGAATGACAGGCTGTCATAAAGCTGGCATTACCGAGCCAAAACAGCCCATTCAGGCACAAAAAAGGCACTTGCGATAATCGCTAAGTGCCTGATTTGTAAGGGTTGTTTGGTGGAGCCGGGGGGATTTGAACC